GTCTCTTTGTGCTTCGGCCCCGCCATACTATCAATGAACCATATCGCACCCCCTTTCGCGTCGGAGTACCTGCTCGTTATTCTTAATAAAGGCTGATGGGCAGCTTTAGCTATGCGAAACCACACCCAGAAACGCATGACTGCCACATACCCATCAGTCGGGGAGAAAAACTTGCAATTACGGGGGCCAGTGGGCAGGATTGGCATAAGTACCGCTGTTAACGGCGACCTTACCCGCTACCTGCTGCCAGACTTGAGGCTTCAAATCCTCGGCTCATTCCCTGGTGGGTCTTTCTCCTGGAGGCCATCCCAAGCAAGCTACCTTAAACGGGTCACTGGCCTATAGCCGAAAGAGCGTTTCGCACACGCCGCCACTGGCCCTCAAAGTGTGAGTTTTTCTTTTCTCAAAAATGTCCCGGCGGGCAGGATTCTAACCTGCTCGAGCTCCTGAAGTACGTTGCGTTTCACACACGCCGCCGCCGGGACATAATTTATAAAAGCTGGTAGGCAGGCGTTCCCCAACCGTTTGCCTGCACGTTCCCATCTGCTTAAATAGCCAGATTCCCTTACCATTTCAACTCTTACCAGCCTTAGTTTAGGTGCGATGAGATGAGAGGCAGGGATTTGACGAGAGGGTTATCGCTCCCCAGCTATGCTACTCGTATAGTCACCCTGCATAGCAAGATTCTGTCAGAGCAACTACCGCTATTATATGGCCGACCGGGGTTGATGAACTTGCCTTACACGTTAAGCGGCTACCTATTTCGCCACTGCCCAAACATCGCGTAACTTCGTTCTTAACTTATAAGTGAGCGTTATATTAGTAATGATGAATCTGTTCTGTGCCATTTGCATTTGTAAGTTTGATTTGTTTCATTTTACTTATCCTCCACATCGCAGGCAGGGCCGGATTAGCTAAATACAAACTTCGATTGCTTCGTTCCAGCATTCTTCGTGGTAATCACTTTTACTAAAAAGATGGCCCGTATCCCAGCTTGCGGTTTTATGTCTAATTGCACTTATATATATCCTGACTTGCCCACGACACCACTTGCAATGCACGACTGTTGTATCGTAAGCAATCGGGCAACATGAACCGCCTCGAATTGTTTCGACGGCCTTCTTTCTGGGTAACGCTGGCCTAACTTGTTGCGTACATAAAATTCGCTTAATTATATCCATTGCTTTTGCCAACTTGTCCATTTTTCACTCCTACGGCCTTAAAAATAAGAATAATTCGTATCAGGTGGTCCACTCGATGGAAAATCCATTTTATCTATCATATCGCTCCATCCGTTTCGTTTTTTTTTGCATCGCAGGCAGGGCCGAGGATTTCAATATTATATTTAGTAAGCTCTGTTAAATACGACAATTGTACTATCCCGCTCTTGGAACGGCCTATAAACCCAAGCCCTCCTCGTTCCCATTCGATGTAAAATATCGTGCCATCTACTGATACAGTTTTATCCCCGCCTTTGCTCATTATTCCATTTATGGGAATAGAACCATAAATAATCGTTTTATTTTTATCGGGCACTCCGGTTTTCTGTGCGAGGGTATCGGGGTCGATTCCGGCGAAGCTTTCTTCGTGTATATATTTGAAAGCATGGGCAAAGTTACAAGTTGTGGCATCCTCAAGCATCATATAATGCTTACCATCTACTAACTTAAAGTGATAGCCTTTGCACCATCTACCTGTCTTTATTGTCTTAGCTCTGTGCATCGCCGGCCTCCTCCTTGTCAGGTAGAATTATGGGCATCCAGTGGGTGACTTCATGCAAAATGGTGGGGCCTAATATGTCCCACCCCATTCCTTCATCATCTTCGCCATAAAAACCCATACCCGGACTTAAAATGCCAGTAGCTTCGGCCTTTAATAATACCCATACGGTAGCAATATTTTCCGGCAATCCCTCGCTTACTGGTATCCAGCGGAGCTTGTCGAGCTTGGCTTGTAACTGTTCTATGATCTTGTCTCTCTCGTCCACCATACATTTATCGCAACCATCATCAGTAGAAGTTTTACCTTGCCCAGATGCAATATACTGTGCATCGCCAAGTGTGGTACAGTTCTCACATAAATCAGATATTGCGTCGAGCTTGGCTTGGAGTTGCTCGATCTCGGCTACTTGAGTATTTAGCGCTATAGCCGAAGCCTCTAATGACTTTTTCTGGGCATCATTGTCCTTCTCCAGCTTCTCGGCCTCGGCAAGAGCGGCGTCGAGGCAAGCATTAGCATGTCCTAATTTGGGATTACGAGAATCCCATAAATACTTTTTGGCCCACTCAAGATGTTTTGTTAGTTCGCTCATCATATCGACTCCAACTTGTGCAAATTTTTCTCTTTACTTCATCGATTGGGCAATCGAAATACTCACACCATGAACAGCCTGGCTCGTAGTAATCGCAGGTTTTGCATTTATTAGTTGTCATATTTTCACCTTTTTCTTGCCAGCCGCTTCGCCATCCCTGGCGACGATAGCCCACCGTGGCTTTAGCGACTGAAAATCATAATTTGCTTTTACTGAGCCAATCGACGCAAAGAGTTCCAAAACATGTGGCGACAGAACTTATGGCTTCTTTGACCTTTTCGTCCGACAATTCAGAATGGTCGTTTAGTAAAAGCATTGCCATGTCCCTGAATACCCGAAAACGTTCACATACTTTTCTGTGGCCACAATCTAAACAGCTTTTTTCAATCATTTCATTCTCCTATCAAAAACCCTGCCAGAAAAGCCCCTTGTGAAATGCTGCTCGACAGCAGAGACTTTCCCCAGCAAGGTGTAAACATCGTAATATCCCAACTGTCGAGCATTCATATAATTCAGTTTCGGCTATCCAAGTTTATTTGTCAAATGTTTTTTTGGATTTTCTCATTATTTTTTCATTCTGGCTGTTAACCCGGGCAGTCTGTAGCGATTGTCTTGTCTGTAGGGGCTGTAACCCCTATTCATTATAGGCCGCGTGAAGAACGCAGGCAAGCCCATAGAGCTTTGGTTGACTCCAATGCTCGAACCAAGCAAGCACCTTGCCTCTATTAATAATGTCGGTGGTTTGCCAACACAATACCGGGTCAAATAGCAGCAGCAGCTTTTCTTTGAGGTATTGCGGCGATTTCGCCATCACCCCACCATTTTGCTCGCATCGAGTCATAAAGCAGACGATACAAAAAAGCTGCTTCTCTTGCTCGGTGCAAGCCTCGAGCGCAGCTTCTTCTTCTCTATCAGCCATCTTGTTTACCTGCCTTGTGGCGTGCGTCACACACTGGAGCATCAATCTGTAATGCTCCTTGGCCTGCCTGCAAGCCTCTTGCGCGTCCAGTTTCCGTCCCTTCCAGTACGCAAGTCCTTTGTCCTTGGTTTTCATGGCACTTTCCTTTCGTAAAAGTTATTTAGTTGCCAAAGCAATGGCGGCTTCGGCTTGCTCTTTTGCTTTATCACCATCGCTGGTATTAGGGTAATCAAAATTGACAATGCCTTCTCCGTCTGCATACAGATCGGCTTCCAATAGGGCCTTACAAGCCGAAAGCAAGACGTCTATTTTGGCTTGTTGTTCGTCGTGGCTGTTCCAGCACAGGACAAGGCGCTCGGCGTTGGCGAGACGAACATCCTCCATGACCTCCGCAATCGCACCGCCCCAGCGTTGCTTTATTTGGACATGGCATATATACTGTTTGCTTTCGCCACCCAATATTATAATTTGGTCCTCAGCGCTTCCAAAGAATATTTCCCCTTCTGCGTGTTTAGCTTCGCTCATGGCTTAACTCCTAAAAAAAAAGTTATTTAGTTGCCGTTTCGGGTTTACTTTCTTTACCCGTTCCCTTGCAAGCCGGACAGGTTAAAGGGTGATCTTTGACGAAAATGCCATTAAATATAACTACACCTTCGCCCCAGCACTCCATGCAAATATCCGGGTATGTTTCCTTTAACCAAACATCAAATGGCCTTCCCATTTTGACACCTCGCTTTCATATTAAGCCTAAGCAATAAGGGGTTAATAGCCTTGACACGGCAAAGCGCCAGCATCCCAGTACGACCTGCCCCTGCCTGGGTCCCAGTATGACCTGCCAATGTTCTGGTATGGCGTGCAAACATCCCAGGGGGGCCTGACAATGTTCTGGTATGGCGTGCCAATATCCCAAACATCCTGGCATGGCCTGTCAACGTCCCGGTAGGGCCTGCCAACGTCCCAGTACGACCCTGTCCGGCAGCCCACGACGAACAGCAGGACAATAAGCAATATCTGCCCCTCTAACTTGCCGACTTGCCTTGTGGCGTGCGTGACGCAGCGGAGCATAGCTTGGTAGTGCTCCTGAGCCTGCTTACAGGCTGCTTGTGCAGTAATTTTCCTACCTTTCCAGTACGCTAAACCTTTTTCTTTAGTTCTCATGGTACTTCTCCTTCAAATAAATAATATTATTGTCCACTTTCAGCCATATATTGTTCTTTCGTAAGGATCGCCATCGCCATCCATAAGTATCGCATCCTCTTTTTCAATGTCATAGTCGCGAATTTCCACAATAACACCTTGTGGTCGTTCAATTACTTTAGCGACACCGGCCATAATAGTTACAATAACTTTATCCATATTACACCTCACTTTCAGTTTATTTAGGCGGCTTAGTTTTGAATTTCTACCAGCCTTTTCTTAACGTTTGCAATTTGTGCTATTTGGTATTCATTGTATGCCTGTTCGGTCACAAAGCGAGTTCCGCCGTGTCCTTTGTAAACAGGGGAAAAAACGCAAAGTGGTAATGATCGTTGTACTCTGCCGTCATCCAGCTTAGTATCAACAAACTGTCCGAATTTATCGGACAGATGTTTTATTATGACGCCGAAATCTGATTGATTAGCCATATCTCCACCATAATAAATACGCGTTCCGACTGGCAATTCGTGAAGTTCCATTGTCCTACCCTTTCAATAAAGGTTAATAGTTAAAACTCACAGGTCCGCCCTGCGGGCAGAGCGGTAAAGTGGGCTCTATTTGCGCAAGGTGAGTATAATCACCACTGCTAATGTGATGATGTTTATAGTTAAGCAGATGAACAATATAGATAGGCCAGTGTTAATAGCTTCCAGTGCCTCAACGATTTGTGTAACAGAATTTGGATCCATTGTCTCAACTCCTTAAAAGCCCGGTAGGGCGGTTAGTTAGGATTTTGAATGGTTCTGTTTCGTAGTCTTTCGTGCCTTGAAAACATGAGTATAGACAAGAAAAAGCCCATCATCTTCGGGACCTCTATAAGAATCAATACAAGACCAATGTGGTTTAGATAGAAACCTACATTCTCCGCGACGACGATGAGTGCAACGACTCAAGCAAAAATGATACGCATAAACGCCGCACTTGGCTTTGCGTTTATTTTTATGTGGTTTGTTAATTTGTAAAAGCATACCAATTTACCTTAAAAGCCCGGCAGGGCGGTTAGGTTAGGTTATTGGTTTTTGGTTGTGAAGCAAGCCGATTAAGTACATATCCACGGCTCTTTGGTTTGGCAGGTTATTTTGCAGGTCAATAATTATATCGCCCAGTTTCCAAACCTCGCCACCATACATATATCTTTGATGTAGGAAATCTTCGAGCGTCATTGTACTTCTCCTTAAAAAGTTTTATTAAGTTGCCGTCGCTATCGCAGATTCCAATGCTTTGCGTATTTCCAATATTTCTTCATCAGACATAGGCTCAAAATCAGGGCCAAATTTTGCAGCATTACCTAATGGTCCACGTGCCAGTTCGTCATATAATTTTCTGGCTTCTTTGCAAGCCTCAAGCAAGGCAGTATAAACATTGTAATCTATCCCACAAGCGGAACAGCAATGCTCTTGTTTTTCTATTGTCACATTGTAAAAATCTTTGTCACTCATAACAATACTCCCTTCAAAACAAAAAGCCCTGTGGGCGGTTAGTTGGTCAAACTTAATTGCAGCCACGCCGAATTTTTGACACGGTTCAAGTAAATATCGTCCCAAACGTCCCAAAAAACTCGGTTTTCAGGATATAGGTAATTGACGACTCGAACCGCTATATCTATATAAAGCAATTCTCTTGAAAACCTATAGCCTAAACTTTCGGCAAATTCCTTAATAAAGCGGCTCGGTTTCCAGTCGGCTTTGACTTTCCGGGCGTGCAAAGCAATCAAAGCCAATAACTCTTGGCCTGTTACCATGTTTTCACCGATGCGGTCAAGCTCGGCTTCTATATGCTCTTGTTTAGTCATGGTTTAGCTCCTTCAAAACAAAAAGCCCTGGTTTTAGTTATTTTAGGTTAGCCAAATTTTCGGCAACAGTAGGGGCAAAACCCTCACAAAGAGGGCAATCAAGGTTATCACCATTACAAAAACACTGTATGACATGCCCATATTTGCAGCGATATTTGGGAACGCCATTCTGCGGATCGGTTAATTGAACAAAGCCAAGCCTCTTTACTTTTGCATCAAATTCTTTGATGTTCATGGTTTAGCTCCAATACAAAAAGCCCACCAGCAACACACAGACCTTGCGAGGAGTATGCCGCCGACAGGCTAATAATCAAAATGGTTAGTTGCAAGGTCATACCTACAGTATCGGCTATAAATCAGGAATTGCAAGTAAAATATAATTATATTCGGCTATAAAGTAAAAAACTTGTGTCAAAATAGGCTGTTTGTAGCGGTTAGAAGGCTTATTTGATGGTTATTTGATAAAATGTTGAAAATTATCAAATAAAGCGTTGACAAGCTTTGTTTTGTGGCGTATATTGTAATAATGAATATATCTGAATCCAATGGACATGAGATATTAAGGGCCCGGTATATCAATCCGGTGATTCAGATTGATGCTTGCCGGGCTCTTTTATTATACATAGAAATAGCGTTACGATGGATCACTGTGCACGGGTTATGGGCAACGAACTTAATCCCAATCTCTCTGAGATTAAAAAAGGGCGTTTACAGCTTAGTGAAAAAGGTTCGCAACCCTGAATCTGTCCTTTCCTTCTTTCTGTCTAATCAGAGACAAGGAAACGGCAGATAGCTAAGTATTGTAAGAGTGTCTGTGATAACAAACTTTAAGAGAACTGAACTTAAAGGAAAGCCTGCGGTATAGAATAAGAAATGTGGCCTGCAAATAAAGAACAACACAGTTATATGAAGCAGCGCCAAAGAGAAAATGCAGAAAAATGTAAAGACATAAAGGCTGAAAATTGGTTTTTGAACAAATATCTAAGCAAAACCAAATTAAAGTGGAAACGTCAAGCACAGTGGGGTTATAGATTATTTGACTTTTGGAACAGCCAGAAAGGAATAGCGGTCGAAGTTGACGGATCTTCGCATAGCAACAAAAAGGATTACGATCAATACCGTGATGATAAAAATTACCGGAATAGCGGTATAATTGTTTTAAGGGTAAGAAATTACAACGACAAAGATGCTCACAGGGCAATAGAAGCAATAAAGAAGGCACAACTTTGGTGGCGGCGACGAAAAGAAATGGAATTAAAATACGAGAGCAGGACATTTGGTTATAATAAGGGCCAAAAGGCCGTAAGCACTGCAAAAGAGCATGAATTTCAGGCAAAAGCCTGTTAAAGATAGAGTACCAAAAATGCCAATTTCATCACCATCACTGAGAGTAGGGCAGTCTGGTAGCCTGCTTGCCTTGGAAGCAAGACGCCGTTGGTTCAAATCCAACCTCTCAGATCCAGATGTAGTGTGTATGCTGGTCGGCACCAACTATACGCAAGAGGCTGGAGCTTAAAACTCTGGCCTTGCAGATAACCAGGCAAAGGCCTGTTAAATATAGGTCAACAACATGATATTGAGCCACACAAACCGGATACATGCTCAGCAGCCGCGTGGAAGGGCTTACTGGTGCTATTGCGACAGGTATAAGGTGAGGAGTGGCCAGAAGTGTCCGTGCTGCGGGCGCAAAGAGCCGACTATTCGAGCGAAAAAGGCATTTTATGAAGACTGAGAGTGATGCCGTTACGGCTATAATTAAGATAGTAAGAGGTGTTCTACTGAAGGTATATTTGTTTCCTACGAAAGATAAGGCCCTTGAGTTTTCGAGGTCAAGGTTTGAACCTTTGGAAAAGAGTGTCAAGAATGGATAAGGAACCAAATTGCATCGAGTACAATAAAGGCCGGTTAAAGGTCATAGGTGAGCTATGCGACGAGTACCAGAAGGCATCGGCAGAGAAACCGCGCACAATAGAAGCCCTAAAAGCAGTGGACCTGATTGTCCGCCTAATAAAGATAGTAGCTCAATGGGGCGATAATGGCTAATATAAGCTCTTAAAATAAGAAATGAGTAGTAAGCTATGGGCGTAAACAAAAATAATAGATCGCATCATGCTTTTAATGCTGGTAAGCTGGATCCTTTACTGAGCAAAAGAAAAGGTACGAAATATCCGTTAGCACCCGACAAACTACTAACAATCAGGAAAGTAACAACTGAAAAGGACTCGGTATTAGTGGCAACAGACAAGGGTGTATTCAGGTTCAAGGATGGCAAAGGCGAGTTGATAAGCTAATGGCAAGTTGTGGCAGACTAACCGACGAAAGAGCCAGAGCTATAGCAAGAGCATACTGCAGTAATGGCTATGATAAGACAAATGGCCTGAGAAGTGTAGTAAAGGACGATGGAACACAATATTACAGTGAGTCCTATTGTATATCATTAGGCCACAAGCTATACAGCAATATAAGGGTAAAAGCTGAAATTGATAGGATAATGGCCGATAATAGGGCAGAAAACAAGTTAACAGTGCAACAAGTGCTTGATGATCTGGATGATGGCCTGCAAAAAGCCAAGACAAAACAGGACTTGAACGCCATAGCCCGGTTCTGCGAGCTTAGGGGCAAGCACCTTGCCATGTTCACCGACAGGCACATAGACGTTACTGATGCTATAGCCCCGGAGCTAAGCCCTGAGGACCAGGAGAAGGTGCGAGCGGCTCTTATCAGGCTGGTGCCTGGTGGCAGGAAGGACATAGCATGATTAAGCCTATAGGCATAGTATGTGGGCCATATGAGCCAATACAGTGCCTAAGGTGTGTAAGCTATCACATATGTAGCAAAGCCAACGCAACATACGTGCCTGCTCTGGCACAGGCAGCGCAGATAGAGAATGAGTGCAAGGCTAAGGCTACTGCAGGGCCCACAGGAGCCACGCCAGTCCAACAACAGGAGCAAAACCATGCAATTAGACCAAAAGAAAAGTAAATGCCGCTACAGGCGAAGCAAGGGGGTGGCAGGGAGTTTGGGCTGCGAGGGCGGGATAACCATACTACCCACCTCATTGAATAAAGCGATTTTGGACTTACGTAATATTTCCTGTACACGCACAATTCATTTACATTGCAAGGCCGAATCTCTTAATTCCGATCCTGCTATTCGGCGGTTTTTGCGTAAATGCGAGCGGATAGCTTCTGAGCGATTAACTGAGCGTGTACATGATATTGATTGGCTGGGTATATATACTCCTGGCCGTCGAGGTAACCTATGAACCGCCGAAGTTTACTAAAGCGTTGTTTACTGGCTCCTATGGCCGTTTTGTTTGGTAATCCTGACCGGTGTCCTGTAATTTGGGAACCTAAAAGAGCAGGTGTTAAGAGACGGTCAGGTACAACCTATGTAGCTTCTCCTGTAAAGCCAAAGTGTGGATACTGTAACAAAGAGTTCGACAATATTGATTCTACCGGCGCAAAGCGCTTACATTGTAGTCGCAAGTGCTTAAATGCCGCCTATCCGTTAATGGTAATGGATCAGCCTCATATTTCTCATTTACGAGGAGTTTCCTTATAATGGAAATAAACAGAATGGCCTTTAACTTGTTATCTCGTCGTGGTTTACAAGACTTCTTTTGGTCGTTAAAGATGTGGCGAAGCGTACATTGGTGGATGTTTTTTGGTTTTGTCGTAAGGGACACATGGCATGGCAATAGTTAATTTAGGTATGGACAGACGAAGCTTACTAAAGAGCCTTTTAGCGGCCCCATTGGCCTTTTTATTCGGTTCTATTGTTCCAGATGAGCCTGAGTCAGTTTTAACGCTTGAGAGACTATTAGTTGTTAAGAGGGAACTTGAAGAATGTGAACGTCGGCGACCGGTTGTGACTTGGTGTGTATCTATCTGGAATCCGGTACCGATATGGCCTACATCTACAGTTTACACATATACTTTTACGGACCACCCGCCCTCACGGGCCAGAAACGCAGAATTATACCCCAGATCGCCCGATATAGGAACAGGGAGTTCTTGACATGAGTAAATGTGCCAACAGAGGCATGAGCAAGCACAGGACGAAGGGTCATTCTGTGAACAACAACCATTTTACGGGCATAAAGAAGAAAAAGGGCACGTCGAGGAAACAAGCGTTGACAGCCTTGCAGAAGCGTCTAAAGCGTGGTACTCACGTAAACAAGTATGTGAGGGTAGCTTAATGGCTAAGAACCGCAAGAAACCCGTTACTATCGAAGAATACATCAAAAAACAAACTTACTGGAGATCGGGGACGGCGGCCATAATAAAAGAGGTATATGAGTACCTAATAGACCTAAGAATAAGCCACGACGCAACTATGGGCATAATAGATAAAATATCTTCGGCGGCAAGGGAAAGTTATGGAGATTGATTAAATGCCTAAATTCAGAAAGAAACCCGTTATCGTAGATGCCGAGCAGTTCTTCGTTGGTAAGAAGCCTTGGCCGGAAGGTGTAGGTTTTGTCCAGAAGGCAGGTGGTCTTTTCGTTCTGGTTTTGGACGATATTGCTTTGCCTATACAAGAAGGCGATTGGGTGAAACTAATCAGTTTATCCGCAAGCCCGACATATTCGAGCAGACTTATGAAAGGATAGACTGATGCCTGGTAACTTAGTTGTCATAAACAATTACTATGAGTTTTATGTGGGTGATTCCAGGATTGGGGAGCTATTGGAATATCTCGGAGAAATAGGCATACAAGAAAAACCTGAGCCAAAAAAAAGCAGCAGTGCCAGCTATTTATCGGGGGCAGCAAAGAGGCTGAATCTCACCGAAAAGCGTAAGAAATCCCGGAAAGTAATGAACAAATATTTAGAGACAAACAGTTGTGTTAAATGAGCAGACTTATGAGGTAGTAGAATGATTAAATTCAAAGATCATGTTGATATGATAGGATGCTGGGAAGAGGCCGGTAGGCCCTTGAACAAAGAAACTGTTGATGCTATTGAAAAGGTGTCGTCCGAACTTAAAACTATGGGCGAAGAAGATGTTTGGTTGGTATTTGAAGGAAAGTGCAGGATTTGTAACTTTGAGCAAAATATTATTTGCCCGATCATAAATGACCTCGACAATCAGGAATGTGCCAATTGTGAGCATATGACGATGCAGGAAAAAGAAATACCAGACTGGGAGGTAGTAGAATGACGTGGAAGATTTATGGTTTGTTTGTGTATTATTTCTTTCGATTGGTCTTCGGTCCCGTTGAAGGAACTTGTGATCCTGTTTTCTTCATATATTTGGTGGTAGCTTGAAAATCTCTGACCCACAATTTGTTGACGCCATGATGGCTGCGGACAGTTGCTATTGGGCTACTCGGAACGAGATCAAGCTAATGGGCGGCACTATATTCGCTACCGGCGATTGTGGCTATCTGGTTGATATTATGCGCGATAAGGCCAGGTTCATGGCCGTTATGAAAGGCGCACAGGCCCGTATCACTACCGCGTTTATGTTACGGGCTATCCATGCTCTCAGATACAATAAGTATCCACAGGGGTCTATATACTATTTTCCCAAGAAGGAAGCAGTTGAGAACTTCAGCAAGACTCGTTTCGGTCCGTTAATAGCCGACAACCCTTGTATCAGGAAGCACTTAAAAAACACCAATAGCGTAAATATTAAACGAGTTGGGAATGCTTTTTTACGACTTCTTGGCGCATCTTCGACCACTGACATACAAGGCAAAAAGGATAGCACGGCTGTTCGTTCTGAGCCTGCGGACGAAGCTGTTTTGGATGAATATGACCTTTTCAACGAGGCCATTGCCGATATGATTCCAGACAGGTTGTTAAATTCTACTTTGAAGTTAATGGTTTGGCTTGGAACTCCCACAATACCTGACTTTGGAATACATAAGAAATTTGTCGAATCTGACCAGAAGTTTTGGATGATTAAGTGCCTCGCTTGTAATGAATATACGTGCATAACTGACGAATTTCCAAACTCAATTTCTTATCAGAAAAAAACCACACACGAAAGTTATAAACCTTATTTTTGCTGCGTTAAATGCAAAAAAGAGATACGCGTTGCTGACGGTGAATTTGTAGCCAAATTCCCAAGCAGATACAACCCGAAACATCCGACAGAAGGTATATCTGGTTATCACGTAAGCCATTTCATAACACCTAATTGTGAATTAAGCCTTGTAATGAACAGGCACGAAGAAACCATGTTGGATGGCAGCAAGATGGGTACTTTTTATAATTCAATGCTTGGATTTCCCTATATTGCACTCGAGGACAGATTACGTCAGCAGGATGTATTTAACTGCTGTGGCGACGATCAGATGAAGACTTCGTCCACGCAGGGAACTGCAATGGCTGCCGATATAATGAAAACAAACAGGGTTATCATAGCCGAGAAGAAGAAGAATGGTGGTTCTAAGATTATTTACATGGCCAGAGTTTCCGGCTTCGACGCCTTGTACGACCTGGTAGAGAGGTTTAATGTCAGAAGCGCCTGTATATGCCTGAGACCTTATGAGGAATCGTTCAGGAAGTTCCAGGCAAGATGCGGTGGACGCAAAGATCAGTACGGTAATGCAAATAGAGTTGTTGTGTATGGCGTTCAGTACCCACCGGGTCCACGACAAACCAACTTATTAAGGACAGATGACGAGAGTGGAATTTATACCCTTGCCAGAACCGAGGCTCTGGATGGTTCTCAAACATGGATTCGCTCCGGCAAACTTGAAATACCAAGGAGATGCGAAGAGGTAAATATTTTCGCGGAAGAATGTTGCAATACGGCCAAGACATTAGAGACAAACGAAAAAACGGGCGACAGGGTTTATCGGTACAGGCCCGTTGGCTCCGGCGAGGACCATTATCGACATTGCGTAAATTATTTAGAACTTGCATTAAAGAATTTGCGCGATTATGATATTGGATTGAAAGACCAGTTGGTTACTGCTGATAACGAAAGTTCGTACGACGTTCTTGGATGGGGCCTTTGACTGATTATAAGGAAAGTAAAGAAATGACAGTTGAATTATTGCAATCTGCTATCTCGAAAGTTCCTATTAACATATTCGAACTGCATTCAAATCCTTCTGCCAGGAAAAATCTCAGGATAAACGAAGCATTAACTATGTCGTCATTGCTTTTGTGGAGACAGCGTGATTATGGAAAAAAGACGTGCATTCCATTGCATTCTACTTTTACGGACATGGGCGAAATAAAAGGAAAAAAATGTGTTAAAGTGGAATTGTACGGACAGCCCAGCGAAACAATGCCATTGACAGGAAGTTTTGAATTTCGAGGGTGGATAGAGTCAAAAGAAGAAGAGTATTTTTTAGTAAGGCCTGACGACAAGGAAAGCGCAAATGAACAGGTGTAGTTTTTTCAAAAGAATGTTTTGCGGTATAGCAACGGTAAATGGTTAGTAAGTTATAATTAAATAATGGGTCTTCGCTAACCCTTTTGCAACGGGCGCGAAGCGTAAGGACAATTAAAGGGCAAGTTGGTGCCAATTCACTGACTTGCTCTTTTTTTGTCGCCCGAAGGATACGATATGAACGAAATATCACTTAGAATGAAGCAATTGGAAGAAGTCAAGGAAGATTACCTCGGCTTGTGGGAATATATAGGCAGATATGTAAATTCCCGAAGGGAGCTTATAAGAGATTCTCAGAAATGGGACAAAAAAGGTCAGTATAGGGGGAAGCGGTCTTATAGTGGGGTTGCTAATGCGGCGTTGAATATATGGGTAGATGGTATGCAGGGTTTTATGGTAGCCAAAAACCTTACCTGGTTCGTATCTGTTATGGATGATTGGCGATTGAATGAAATCGATGAAGTCAGGGTATTTCTGCAGGAATACGATAAGGCAATGTATGCAGCATTTAAGCGTTCAAACTTTTATTCCATCCTTAGTGAATGGTTCAGGGATGCGGGTTCTATAGGAACTGCTGCTTTATACACAGAAGAAGATATAGCCAATGGCACAGAGGTTCATATTCCGATCCATCCGAGAGAAATATTTATTTCCGAGAATAAATATGGCGAGGTCGATACGTTATTCAGGAAGTTCCAGTTGACGGCAAGGCAGGCAGTCCAGAAATTCGAAGAAGGAAAATTAAGCCAGGCGATTATTGACAATTCAAAGCAACATCCCGAAAAGAATCACGAATTTGTCCACGCAGTTTTTCCGAACGACGAGCCGATGTTCGGCAAGTTGGACTCCACAAACAAGAAATTCAAATCGGTTTATATGGAAACCTCGAAAGAAAGCAATTCTGACGGAAGTGAGAAAACCGCAAGGGAGGGTGGGTTCGATATATTCCCCTATGCCGTCTGGCGATACAGGAAAAATTCCGATGAGATTTATGGTTATTCGCCAGCGGCAGAGGCTATGGCAGAAATATTATCATTAAATCAAATAGGCAAGAGTCTGCTTCGTGCTGCGCAAATGAGTGTTGCTTCTCCTTTGAATGTTCCTGAGCATATGCGGGGCAATGTTCAGATGCAGCCTGATGGATATAACTATTTTGACAATCCCAAAGATATTATAACTCCCATTAACACAGGAATCACTTTTCCTATTGGTGTGGATAGAGAGGAGAAAATTGAAAGATTGATTGAGGATAAATGGAGAGTGGAGTTCTTTTTAGTTTATGCTCGCGCCGAAAGGGAAATGACGGCCACAGAGGTTATGGAAAGACAATCGGAGAAGGCGGTTTTGATGGGACCGCAGGTAGATAGGCTTATATCAGAGGGTTTAAGCAAGGTATTCGACATAGTCTCAGATATTGAGGACCGGGCAGGACGCCTTCCTTCTCCTCCTCCAGTCCTGCTCGAATCCTCCAGTAATATAGAAATACAATTTACTGGCCCGCTCGCTCAGGCCCAGAAGCGCATGTTTGCATTACAACCAATAAGGGTAGGATTAAACGAAATAAGCCAAGCCTCAGTATTGTTCCCAAATATAACAGACAGGATAAATGAGAAGAAGTTGTCGGAGACGATATTGGACTCAACAGATTTCCCGCAAGTTTTAATGAACTCCGATGAAGAGGTGGATGCCATCCGAGAAGCAAGGGCGCAAGCAGAAGCCCAGAGACTTGCGATGGAGACGGCGGGCCAGATGGCAGATGCCTACCCGAAGATAAAGGACGCACCGGAAGAGGGTTCGCCCGCTGAAGCTATTGCGGAGGCCATAGGAGTGTAATGGCAAAATTAACAAATAGACCGACACAACAAGCTATCTACAAGGAATGTTTCGCTACGTCAACGGGGAAAGAGGTATTAGGTCAGATTCTCGTAGATGCCGGTTATTTCGACCACGACTTAAAGACGACGGAAGAACTTGCCGTCCTGAATTTCGTCAAGGGTACTATTCTCGCAAAAATAGGACTTCATCCGAAACGCACTGATACGGTAAGAACAAGAGAAGATATAGCAAGAAGGTATGTAAACAATTTGATGGATTCTAAATTAAGTTAGGAAAATCATGGCAAAGAAAAAAGACGAAAATAAATCAGAGGATGCGGAACTTCTTGAAATCAACAGAACGGCAGGGGCGTTAGGTTCCCGTGTTTGGGAACTCGAACAACGCATTATATCTCAAGGTGAGCGCATCGACCGCTTGGTTGACGCTATCAGCAGAGCAAGAAAAGTTAAAGGAATATAATTATGGAAGCAGAGTCTCAAGACGGGACAACTATCGCAACGGATAGTCCCAGCACTGAGGTAACTCCGTGGCATTCGGATGAGCAAAGAGAGTTCGTAGAGAATAAGGGCTGGAAAGACGGTTCCAGTGCGGTTCAAAGTTACATCGACCTCGAAAAGTCTCAAGGCGGCAAAGTCAAGATACCGACTGAAACATCGACCCCCGAAGAAAAAAGTTCTTTTTACAAGAGTATTGGCGTTCCCGAAGGACCGGAAGGTTA